TAGACATTATCCCTTAATTATAAACAAACGAGAAATAAAGAATGGCAGATATTAATGATATTGTCAGTGTAGTTATTAGTAATAATACCACTGCAATCACTGTAGCTGGTTTTAGTTTACCCCTATTCCTAGGTTTAGGTAAAGGCTTCACAGAGCGCTACAAAGAATATGGTTCATTGGCAGAAGTTGGTGTAGACTTTGCTTCTACTTCAAATGAGTATATCGCAGCAGAGCGTTTCTTCGGTCAAGAGTCTTCAATCGACAAGATTGCAATTGGTCGTCAAGATTCAACTATTGTAACTTACACCCCAACTGTAGTGAACAGTGCAACTTACTCTGTAACCTTGAATGGTGTATTGTTCAGTTACATTTCAGATGCTTCGGCAACTGCTGCTGAGATTGTTACTGGTTTGATTTCAGCTATTAATGCTGGTGCAGAACCTGTTACTGCATCTGGTACAACTACTCTGATCCTGACTGCTGATGTGGGTGGTGTTCCTTTCTCTGTTAAAGGGACTACTAACCTTGTACCTGTATACTCAACTACTGAGACAATTACAGATGCACTGACTGCTGTTCAATCAGAGTCAAATGATTTCTACGGTATTGTTCTTCACAGTCACACTAAAGCAGATCAATTACTTGGTGCAGCTTGGGCACAAGCTAATGATAAGTTGTTTGGCACTTCTAGTACCGATACTAATATAATTAACCAGACTGAAGTCTCTGATACTACCTCCATTGCCACTGCTTTGAAAGCTAATAGTTATGGCCGTACATTCTTGTTTTATTCTGCTGAAGCAGCTAAGTATCCCGAAGCGGGTTTGTTTGGTAGTCAATTAGCATTACCTGCTGGTCAAGCTACTTGGAACTTCAAGACTATTGTTGGTGTAGCTTCTGACAACCTTACCACAGCTCAGCGCTCTAATGCAATGGCTAAGTTCTGCAACATCTATGTACCTCGTGCTGGTGTTAACTCAACTGAAGAAGGTCGTACTTCTACTGCTGGTGGCTACATTGATACAGTACGTAACTTGGATCAATTCAAGTCAGATATTCAAGTAGATTTGTTCAGCCTCTTGGTTAACAACGATAAGCTTGCTTATGAAGATGCTGACATTGCTGTTGTAGAAGGTGCATTACGTGCTCGTGCTCAGAAAGCGGTAGACGCTAAGATCCTTGCTTCCGATCCAGCACCAATTATCATTGTACCTAAAGCTGCTGATGTGTCTGTTAATGATCGTGCAATTCGATTGCTGCCCGATGTTAAGGTACAGGCTCGTGTTGCAGGCGCGCTCCACTACATTGATATATTGCTAGAGGCAAGTGTGTAAAGGAGAATCATTCTCATTACCGTATTAACAATTAAATAAGAGATAATAGAATGCCTATTAAAACATACTCGGTTGAAGACATTAGTATTTCTGTATTCAACCGTAACATCCGTGGTCTTGCTGATAGTCGTGTCAAGATTGCAATGAGTGAAGATGCTTTCACTTACACCCCCGATACAGATGGTAATGGTACTCGTAATAAGAACCCTAACCAGTCAGGTACTATCGTAATTACCCTTAAAGCAAGCTCAGATGATAACCTGTTCTTGTCTGGTTTAGCTGCTGCTGATTATCAAACTAAACTTGGTACTTTCCCAGTATTGGTTAAAGATAACAACGGTACTTCTTTGTACACTGCTGCTGAGGCGTGGATTCAAAAGATTGCAGATGCTGAGTTCAGTAAAGAAGTTGGTGATCGTGAATACACGATTATGTGTCACAAATTAATCATGGTGAATGGCGGGAATTTCTAATTCCCGTTCTAATAAATAAACAGATTAGAAACATTAGCCCTACGATAAAGGAGCTTAACGGCTCCTTTTCTTTGCTCTAAATTTAGGAGAAACTATATGTCATACGAAAATATGGCCACAATTAAAGAAACTATTGATGGGGTTGAGTGGTCAGTAAACCCATTCCCAGCCACAAAAGGTATCAGTTATTTAAAGCGTTTGTTCAAAGTGTTTGGTGAGTCTTATGCCGCACTTACAACTGCTGAATCTGAAGAAGCTGCATTACAATTAGCAGTGTCTAAATTATTAGAAAACCTCGACAAAGATGATGTCGTTGACTTGGTTAAGTGCTTGTTAGCCGATGTGTATAAAGATGGTCAGAAGATCAATTTTGACTCAGAGTTTGCAAGACGTTATGGTTTGTTGTTCAAAGTTACTAAGTTTGTTGTTAAAGAGAACTTCAGTGATTTTTTTACAGGGAACGCTTTAAGCGTGTAGGGAAACAATCTAAGGTTACACGAGTTCAACTTGCCATTCAAGAGCAATCAAAACTCGACAACCTAGACTACTTCTTATGGCGACCTGTGATGCTAAAGAAAGCCCTTAAATGGGAGATGGATACAAACTGGACATTGAGTGATTTAGTTACATTCCACGAACTGCAAGACATTGAAGATGCTTTGCAAGAAGAAAGTTATGAAGACCTTAATAAAGATAATAAGGCATAAACAAGGGTGTTTGAATGAATACACCATTATCAAGTTTTACAGCCCTCGTCAAGTTTAAATTCGACAGGGCTGGATTGACAAGTGAGATAGCTGCTGTACGAAAACAGTTGCAAGGATTAGTTGGTAAAACAATAGGGGTTAAGTTACAAGCCTCCAGTATCTCTTTAAAAGGGGCTAAGCTCACGTACATACCTAAGCTCAAGCTGCAAGCATCCACTATCTCACTAAGAGATGCTAGGTACACGTACAAAGGTAAACTTAAGAGTAAAGATTTCCCCCCAATCAAGCAAGAGGTAAAGTTACATTACACTGGAAAGCTGACAACCTTACCACCAATAACTCAAGTAGTTAATATGGTGTATCGGAACAGGCAGGGGAACGCCCCACCACAACAAACACAATCTGGTGGTTCAAGTGGCAATGCAAACCCTTGGCATATTGGTGGGGTAGCTGGTGGTTTAGGTGGGCTGATTACAAGAGGTAATTTAGCTGCTGTTGGGGCTGGTGCTTTTACCCAACAATCCTTTACACAAGCTAACTTTGATATTGCTCAAGCTCCACAGTTTGAATTTATCGCTGGTAGTGCTGAAGAAGCAGCTAAACAAGTTGCATTCTTGAATAAAGAAGTGGATAGATTAAGTCTTCCCCTTCGTGAAACAAGTAACATGTATAGGCAGCTATTAGCCTCTACAAAGAAAGGGTTGGGAATAGAGAAGACTCAAGAGTTATTTAGTAGCTTTTCTGAGATCTCAACCATGCTAGGCCTTTCGTCAGATGCGCAGTCAAGGGGCGTAAGAGCCTTCGCACAAATGGCAAGTAAGGGTCAAGTCATGAGTGAGGAGCTGAAGGGGCAGTTATCCGAGGCTTTGCCCGGAGCTGTCGGTATTTTTGCTGAGGCTCTTTACGGAAAAGACCCTGATGCAGAAGCAAAATTATTCAAGGCGATGGAAAAAGGTCAAGTTAAAATGGAAGAGTTGGTCAAAGTAATTGACCATATGAAAACTCTTTCAAGAGAAGATTTGATTAAAAAAATGTTAGATTCTCCAGCTAAAAAGATGGAGAAAATGAGGACAGCTTGGCAACGTCTGTTGACCGAGATAAACTCAAGCTTTATGATAGATACTTTTGTCACTGTCTTTGATAAAATGGCAGATGAGTTGGGTAGACTTAGAGTTTGGTTCCAAGAGAATAAGGAAGATATAGACTTGTGGGTTAACCGCACTAAACATCTGATAGGTGCTTTGTGGGATCTCAAGGAAGTTTTAATAGCTTTGTACATTACTAATAAACTTTTTAAAATCGGGGGTATTGCTGGTGGTTTATGGGGATGGTTTACAAGGGTTCCCGTTCTGCCTCCAGCACCACTCTCAGTCAGAATAATAAACATGCTTAAGTTCGGCCTACGAATGGCAGCAAGAGCTTGGCCTGTTATAGCAGCAGCCTTTATCTACGATCTTGTAGAAACCTTACAAGGTAAGTCTACAATACTGTCTGGTTGGATAGAGAGTGACAACGGTTTTGTTTCAGCACTTGCTAAGATTCCTGTGTTGTGGGCTGAGACAATCAAGAACATGGCTCTTGGTGGTGCGTTGTTAGTTGAGTTAGCCTTCACGGATGATAAGGCTGCAACAGATGCTAAGATAAAGCTGTGGAAAGAAGACCTTATGGAAACCTTCTACAAGTATAGGCTTCTTCCTGATGATTGGACAATGTGGCTAGGTAACTTTGACAGTGTGTTCCAATATCTAGGGTATGTACTGGATACATTCTCACACAACTTGTCTGCAACATCCTCTAAACTGAAGTCCTTAATGGGGTCAGACGAACCCGTCATTTCAGCAAGAGAGGTGCATGGCTACGACTGGTATCAAGAGAATAAGAAGACTGAGGCAGCTAAACAAATTGCACAGTTCCGCAAGAATCCAGCAATAATGCCACAACAGTTTTCAACCTCTAATCCATCTATGTTGTTACCCAGACAGCAAACACCAACCACACAAACCTTTAGTTTAGTAATCAATGCCGAAGGTACCCCTGATGCAATTAAATCTGTAGCTACTCAAGCTTTCGCTGACATGATGTCCTCGTCTATTCTCGGTGTAAGTGCAAACTATCAAGGCGGTAAGTAATAATGGCTTTCAATTTGATTGACCTTATCCTTGATAACTCAGGGGCGATTGGTTCAAGGTTGATGGGTATCTCACAGACAGCAGAGAGGGATAGGATTCTTGAAGGTAAGCCTACTCACGATCCCAGTAAGAAGAATAAGCCCGCTGCTGATGAAAGACGTAAGAAGCTTGAAGCAGAGTTTAATGATGTTAAGGGTGAAGCGGACAGTGCCATTTATGTTGGTACAAGGACAAAGCTTTACCACTCAGAGGGTTCTATCGTATTTGATGCTGTCACTAACTTTGACCCCAAGTTCTCTACGAAAGTTACAAGCTTTCCTGTAGAAGATGGGGCTGAGATCAGTGACCACATTGTTAATGAGAATCCTAAATTTACATTGTCTGCTGTAATCTCAGACGCTTCTGCTGGCCTCAACCCTGAAAAGGGTGATATGACTGAGAGTGATGCTTACAAAGGTCTTCTTAATCTAAGAGATAGGCAGGAGCTTGTTTCCCTCCTTACACCAAGAGATACTTATTCAGACTTAGTTGTCACAGAGATAGGTTTTCCTAAAGCTGTTGGTGATGGGTTGTCTCTTAAACTTGAATTATCTTTTGAAAAGATCCGCAGGGTGTCTTCTGAACTAACTACAGTGTTTGTTAAATCAACAGGTGGTAGTAAGAAAGATAAGCCAAAACAAACTGGGGATACTGCTAAGAATACTAAAGAGACAAAAGATGGCGGTGCAAAGACTCCAACATCCGTGCCCCCTGATAGTATAGCTGCCAAAAAGGCGCAAGAGATAGGGCATGTAAGAGGCTTTTTTACAGGAGCACCACCGTAATGGCAATGTACCAAATCCCCCTACCTAACAGTAATGATTTCCCATTACGGTACACAACGATTCTTAATAACATCACCTATGTATTTTATTTCACATGGAATACACGTTCTGATGGTTGGTACATGTCTATTAGTACAGTAGATGAAGTGCTGTTATTAAGTGAGATTAAGCTGGTTCCTAACTTAGATTTGCTTGCACAATTCCCAGATAGTCGTAAACCGAAAGGTGCTATTATTTTACTGTACAATGGTGATGATGTTAATAAGCCCCCTGTAGTAACATTCGACAACATAGCTACTGAATACACGTTAAACTTTGTAAACTGAGATGAATGATAATGTCTTTAAAATGGTTAAGAAAATACAGACTTACCATTGGTAAGGAAAACACAGTTGGTGCAAAGAACGCAGCTCAAAGTGTAATTATTACTGATTCTCATATTGAGTTCGATGTCTCTGTAACAGGAGACTCTACACTCAACACTTTAGACTTAAAGATTTATAACTTATCAAGAAGTACAATTGCAATCTTTGATATTGAGAATGTCCAAGTTACTCTTGAAGTTGGATATGGTGACGATCCTTTTGTTGTTTTGTTTAAGGGTGAAAAGACCTACATGACAACCGCCAAGAAAGGTACAGAAGTAATTACTACAGTGAAAGCTGCTGAAGGCAGTGTAGCTACCAAAGAAGGACAAGTAAATAGCACCCTTCCTCAGAACAGTAAAGTACGTGATGTGCTTAACAAACTAATCTCTGAAGGTATGCCAGAAGTTAAATCCATCAACATGAATGGTGAGACTTTAGAGAGGGCGTATAACAAAGGTTACAGTGCATCAGGTAATGTTAAGAAAGCCTTAGATGATTTATGTAAATCAAACAACTTACAGTGGACTCTTGATAAAGGGGACACAATAAACATCTACCCCTTGAATGGGGATACAAAAGTAAAAGCCATCCAGTTAACCCCTTACAATGGGTTAATAAATACTCCTGAGAAAACAAACAAGGAGATTGATAAGCTTAAGAAAGATTTAGACAAGGCAGACACTGCTGGTGTTAAGTTTGATTGCCTATTGGAGCCATTAATACAAGCTGGTGGTGTTGTGCAACTTCAAGGTACATTCAATGCAGACGGTAATTACAAAGTTACTAAGGTATCTCACTCAGGTGGATATGAGAGTGATGATTGGACTACAAGTGTAGAGGCGGTTAACTACTAATGCAAGACTTAATGACCAACATGGTTGAGAGTGCCATTAGCTACCACCTAGAAGATCTACACACACTTCTCCCTGCACGTATTGTTGAAATTGATTACAAGACACGTAAGGTGAGTGTTCAACCTTCCATTAAGAAAAAGAAGAGAGATGGTGATAATGATGCCAAAGGTTTACAAGATATGGCAATCATCCAGAACATTCCTCTTATCGTTCCTGCAAGTAGGTTGGCTATCATTAGTATCCCTGCTAAGGTGGGTGACGAGGTTCTTGTTGGTTTCTTTGAGCGTAGTGTTGATACTTATCTTTTTAGTGACGGGGCTACTCCTGTTGATCCTAAAGACTACAGACGACATGATTACAATGACGCAGTAGCTATAGTGGGTTTAAACACCTTCCAGAACGCTCTGGAGATGCACCCAGAAGATCTTGTTATCAAGATGAATGCTACCCTAGCCAGTGAGTGTACAATGTCATTCAAACCCAACGGTGACGTTGTGGTGAAGTCTCCTACAAAGATAAGAATGGAGTCACCAGTAGTGGAAGCTATTTGCGAGACAGCTTTAATTGAAGCATCTGATAGTGTGACTATTGACAGCCCACAAACCACTTGCACTGGCGAGCTTAGAGTGGATAAGGGTGTTTCTGTTGGTAATGATGTAGTTACAGACTCTGGCGTAAGTTTGAAGAAGTCTAAAGTAATAGGCAACCTTGGGAAATTGACCAGCCCATTGCAACCAGTATAACAAGGTATTAATGAATGAGTTTAAACCCCTCTGGATGCGCCTCAGCGATCAATGCAGCTATGGACAGCTACCTTACTACCTACCCAGCAGGAAGCTTCTCTACGGCCTTCGTAGGGGCTTACAAGGCATACTCCCAAGCTGGTGTATTATCTCTTGGTGGTGGAGTTGCTGGAAGTGAAGATGATTCAATCCTCTTAGACTTCTTTAACAGCTTCTCTAGTGACACAACAGATGCTGCCTTTGGAGCAGCGTTAGCTGCCTACTGGTCTACGTGCCTACTCATGCCAAGCGGTGGCGCAATTAGTTTAGTTAATGATGCCTCAAGTAAGGCAGCAGCCTTCACAGCAGCAATCACTTCAAGCTACAGAACAACAGATACGCAACCTTACTACCTACACTTCATAAGTGCAATTGAAGATGTAGCTAAAACTATCCAGTGGACAGTGACTATTCCTGCCCCGCCTTTCACAAGGCTAGAAACAATATCTTAGTAATATGACAAGAGTGTACCAATGATCGACCTCTATTTAGATCCAGTAACTCACGACTTAGTTTTAGAAGACTTCACACTAAAAGCTACACCCACTCTACAAGAACAAATTATTCAAAGATTAAAAGTAAAACTCTTATGGTTTCAGGGTGAATGGTTTCTTGACGAAACCTATGGCATGCCCTACTACCAAGAGATCTTTGTGTCAGGGTTTAATAAAGAAGTTATTGATGACATCTTCCGATTAGCCATCTCAACAGAGAAAGGCGTGACGAAGCTTATTAAATACTCATCTACCTTCACACCAACTACAAGAACTTTCTCAGTATCCGCTAAAATACAAATCGAAGGCGGTGAAGTGATGAATTTGAATTTTACCATTTAAGGGGAACCTGTGGCAACTTTAACAGAAGCAGGGTTAGTCACCTTGACATTACCACAAATATTAGAAGAATTAAATTCTGCTTGTAAGACTAAACTCAGCTCTGATTGGGACAGTTCTTCTAATAATGTAATTAATATTTTAAATGGCATCTATGCTGAAAGACTCCTAGCAGTGGAGAATGGAATACGTGTTTGCTATGACAGTAGCTCACCACAATCTGCCAGTGACATCAGCTTAGACTATGCGGTGTCCTATGCAAATATCAGACGTATTGCAGCATCAAAGACCTACACTCCTTTAGAGGTGACAGGTACTGTTGGGTCTATCGTACCATTAGGTACTATTGTAGATGTAGCAGATGTTGGCACTAGGTTCTTATTTACAGAAGCTTTGACCTTAACTAATACACAGTTTGCAGACATAACAATAACTACATCCAGTGTGGTAGATTCAACTAACTATTCAATTACAGTAAACTCAGAAGTTAATACAATTAACTCTGGTGTGGCAGCGACATCTGCAAGCATCTTAAATGCGTTAGCTGCTGAGATTACTTCCAATGTTGCTGGTGTGACAGTTACCTTACCAACCTCAACTTCACTTCGTATAGATGTGACAGAAGTTGATAGTGTACTTCCTATAGTAGTTGGGGCAGGTTTATCAGTAACTTCGGTATCTGATATTGCTCTAGTAGAAGCTAAAGACAATGGTGCTGTCATTGCCCCAAAAGAAACCCTCACTGTCTTACCAGTGCCCGTTGCTGGTATAACAGGTGTAACCAACCGATCTACTGCAATTGTAGGTAGGTTGGAAGAGACAGATGAAGAGTTACGCATTAGACGTTACAACTCTGTTGGTTCAAATGGGGTAAGCACCTACAACGCTATCTCAGGTAAAGTATCTAACTTAACAGGCGTAGAGTTTGCTACAGTGAATGCAAACTCTGGAGCGTCTACAGACTCCAGTGGAGTTCCATCCAAAGCATTTGAAGTAGTTGTGTTTGGTGGGGAAGATGACTTAATTGCCAGAACTATTTTTGAGAATGCCCCTATTGGTATTGAATCTTATGGGGATGTTTCCAAGGTAGTTACTGATACTGAAGGTAATCCTCAAGTAGTTAGATTCAGTAGGCCGACTAATGTGTTTATTCATGTTAATTGTGTTTATAAAGACTACTCAGAAGAGAAGACTTCAGTGACCACAGCAACAGCTATACGTAATGCAATCCTAAGCTATGGCAACTCATTACCTGTAGGTAAAGATGTAATTCCCCAAAGATTCTTAGGTGGTATCTACAACGCTACTTCTGGTGTTGGTGAAGTTACTATCACCTTATCAAAATCTTATGATGGTATCTTGGTTAATCCTTTCACCACATCTGTGCTGGAAGTAGATAGACGAGAACTCCCTAATTTCCGAGAAGACTTAATTACTGTAACGAAGGTGTAATATGGTTGATTTTGTTTTCGATGGCGGGGATGGTGGTGGTTTCAATGATGGTGAGTTTGTATCTGCATCCGATGCACAAGATCACATTGCTCTTGGATTAGCTAGACTCCCTTACCAGTTCAGAGACAGCACTCTTCTCAGAACTTACTTAGAACTGTTATTAGAAAGTCTCCAAGACAGAGAAGATGTGATTGTTGAGATCATTAGGCAGAAGGGTGTTGAACATGCTGCTGGTAAACAGTTAGATATTATAGGCGAACATGCTGGGATAGTACGGCCTGTTGGATTATCTGATCTCAACTACAGAAAGCTGATAAACCTTAAAATCCTTGCCAACAACTCCGATGGATCTCATGCAGATGTTGCAGAAGTTTTGAAGTTAGCGGTTGGTACAGACAACATAGAGATTGTACCAGAATACCCAGCAGGGTTCTTATTCATCCCTGATGTAACGCCACCTGATAATAGTATCATGGATATTGTTGCTGACGCCCTCCCAATCACAGTTAAGATGGCAACATCAGCCCCTTACTCCACAAGTGATAGATTTTGTTTTGCTGGTGGAATTGGAAAAGGATTTAGTGACGTAGATGCCCCTGATGGAAGTGGTGGACAGTTCCGTAGTAGAAAAGAATATAGTTGATGTTTACACATCCTACCTTTAAAGAGAATTTATAATGATTGCAGATCCAATCATCCTACCAGAGTTTGCCAGACTGGATTACAACAATGGCTTTGCTAGTGGGGCTAGTGTTTTAGAACCTAATGACTTAAAGAAAGATACTGGCTGGATGTATGGCGAAGAACCAGACCGTGAATACTTCAACTGGTTAGCTAGACAGACATATAAAAACTTACAGTACATTAAGCAGATGACTAATAATGTCGATCAGTATTTTCTGGGGCAATGGTAATGAGTGCAGGAAAGTTAGGCTCACATAGAGCCATTACATCGGGCACATATCCAGTATACCAGTGTCCAACAGGTAACTACGTTAAAGCAGTTATCAATGTTATCGGTGAAGTTGTGGGGGAGGCCAAGGTGAGATTGTTCATATCGCCTACCAATTCCCCCACAGCCACACACACTATCCATTTGGATAATATTAATTCTATTAAGAAAGGTTTTACTCGTACTGGAATAATCCTCAAGAGTGATGAGTGGCTAAGCTACTCAACCAGTGTGGAGGGTATTACAGTGACAATCAGTGGGGTTGAGTACCCTACAGATGGTATGGAAGTAAGCTCCAGTCAACTAGTAACAACTGACACAGAAACTCTATTGTACGAGTGCCCAACAGATACAGTTGCAACGATTAATGCAATAGTCTCAGGCACGGGAGAAGCTGTTACCAGCTCCGTACTATCGAAACTCTACATAACAAATACCAACGCCTCTGGTGGCAGCTTGTTGATGGTACAGAACGTAAACTCTGGAGAAACAGGGTTTGAATACTCAGGTATTATCCTATCAGCAGGTCAGAAATTAGTAATGGTTACTACAAATATAATAGGTAATATCGCGACTAAAGTTCACGGTTTTACGAGGGCTGCTTAATGTCTTATACAGTGTTCGGAGCAGGTAGTGGTAACAATACACTATTCTCCAGATTACGTGTTTTTCCTACCCCAAACATCCAAGGTGTGCTACCAGAAGCAGCAATACCAGTCGTTAGGAGTGGTAACAAAAACTACTTCACAATTAATAAAACATCATCAGTTGCAGATGCTGCCTTTAAAAGTGTAGTTACCCTTAATTCAACAAACCCAACAGCGGTAATACTTGCCACAGATCTGACTGCTATAGCTGCTGGTTCAAAGATCCTCTCATTACACCTCTCATCTGCTAATCAATGTCTATATGTGTTGTTTAAAGGTACTGACTTAGTTGTCAGGCTATCCAAGATAAGTGACACCACAGGGGCAATCACTAATATTGGAAGTTTTACTCCAACAACAGCAGCAAACTGGGCAGCGGGGATAGCTCCAGCTACCCTTGAGATTATTGGTGGGGTGTTGAGATACGTACAAAATGGTATTGCGGGGACTGTGGACATCACTACAGGTGCGTTACTCACAGAGGATGTCGCATTTGGCTTGTCTGGATTTGAGTGGGTTGCTGCAAACTACCTATCCTTAGATGGAACCACATATTCAGATGGTATATTCACAGCAGCCCCTACAGGCACAACTGCCATAGAAGATGGAGTGTTGTCACTACCAGTTCTTGCCAACTCCAATGTTGGTGTTGTGAATGCCCACTACACAGACCTTAAAACTATATTTGGGGCTTCCCTAAACGGCAGGGGGAGTTCAGCAGGTTTGGTTACGTTCCTCCCGTTTATCTTAATAGATAACGACAAAATCTGTTTTACTCAGTATCTGACAGCTCGCGGTTGTCCAATTAGTGTAATTACAAGATCCTCTTTTGATGATTTGCTTAAATCTATCGTAACTTGGTGGGGAGGTGCATAATGACAGATTTAGCTAAACCTACCGACCTCGAAGGTAGGATATGGGCAGAAGATGGTACGATCACTTCCCCCGACACAATAGGTATACTCGAAGGATGGGAAGTGGGGGAGAAGCCTCCCGCCCAATTCTTTAACTACTGGCAAAATAGGACTGATAAGATATTAACTTATCTTAACCAGAAAGGTATTCCAGAGTGGGATATAAACACCCCCTACATTGCTTTTAAAAGTTTTGTAACACAAGCTGGCAATCTCTATGTAGCTAAGCAAGACCATGATGGTGAAAGCCCTGCATTAGATGTAACTTTTGTTTACTGGAAGTTACTGTTGAGTGTAGAAGGAGCCATGGCAGCAGATCGTGAAGCTTTCCTGCTTGCCAGAGCTAACCACACAGGTACTCAAGCTACAAGTACAGTAACAGGTTTAGATGCAGCTCTTGCTACCAAAGAAGTAACAAGTAACAAAGTTACAACCTTCACATCCCCCAATGATACAACCTACCCAACCACCTTAGCTGTATCTAACTTAGTTGGTGGTAGTGGTAGTGGCTCACCATTACTTGGTTGGGAAGCTACTAGCATATCATCCTTTACACCAGTAATCGGTGATAATTCACTCACCCTTGTTGAGTCTGGTAAGGCGTTCACTGTAGGTCAGTTTGTAACTGTGGCAGATATTACCCTTTTACATGACAACTACTTTGTTGGAATTGTTAAAACCTTTGACTCCGTTACTGGGGCTATGGTAGTTACCTCTAAAACTGTAGTTGGCGGTACGTCTGCCTCCAGTTGGGCAGTCACAGCCTCCGCTGCATCCAAGGGTGAACGATTCGTATCCCCAGTACAAACCTTTATTGCACTAGGGAATGTAAGTGGAACAGTTAATATCGACCTACGGGTTGCATTGAAATACTCAATGACTCTAACTGGAAACACCACCCTGACATTTACCATGCCTGATATTTTCAGCGCCACTACGGAGACTTGGGCATCCTTGTTGATTACCAAAGGTGGGAGTTACTCACTAGCGTTTCCAGCAGGATCTCAGTGGAATGATGGGGCAGCACCAGTACCCTCAAGTGGCACTAAGAATGAATACCTTGGTACTAAACAGGGCACAGATAATTGGATATGGTCAATAGCTAGGAAGAGTATAGCATGATTGGTGTAACTAATGCACTAAGAAGGATTGTGACGGTTAACTTACCAGTTGTGCCAACCTACACCGCCCCCACTACAATGACCAGCAGTAACACATTGAGTGGCAGTGGCTCATTCAGTTTCCAGTTTAACTCAGATAAACGTACTTGCACAACATCTTCTGTAGGAACTGTTAGCGGTACATCTGGATCATCATTTACATACTTTGGTGCTAGTGATCCCATTGATCCAAGTGATTACGAGGTCATGGTCACTCTTGGTACAAATGTTGGTTTCTCTAACATAACTACAGCGGGGGGGAGTGCCACACTGGGTGTTTGGATTTCACTCTCGTCATCCCCACTGTACAGTTTCTCTTGCAGTGACAGGCGTGGTGGCTCTCGCCCAATTACCGTAGCAATTCGTCATAAGGTTAGTACAGGCACAACGGCTTCAACCATAATCACAATGAACCAAACAAGTGATGCAGTTACACCTACGTTTAGCGGCATTAGCGGAACCACAACATTAACCAGAACCACTACTGACAGTTACTTAGGAATATATATAGATGCTGCTAATTCTGCAAATACTGGTCAGTTGAGAACGTATAAAAGTACGACACTTTACACACAAACTGGGTTTAATTTTAGCACTGGTGCAGTACCAGAGAGTGAATATGAAGTTTCCACTGTTTCATCGAATGTAACCCCATCAGGTACTCTTATAAACCAAGTTGGTGGGGTCGGTACTTATACAGATGTATCAACAAGAAGAGCCGCATCTGCTGCTTACAATTCTGGTGTTGGTGTTTTTTGGTCACGTCTTGGCACTGATCCAGCCGCCACAGGAACTTATGTTTTACGTATAAGGCACAAGTTGGATCAGGCAAAAACAAACTTTATAAATGTAAATTTCCAAACTATCTAGGTGCCACATGGTAATAGTAAACAAACAAACACTTGAAATAGTGTCACTACAAAACCTGCCATCTCACCTCATGTTGGACTTCTCTAATGAAGAGCATGTTAAGTTGATGCTACAAGCAAATGGCTACGATGTAGTCACTATGCCCGATTGTCCAATGTGTGATTATGACTTCTATACCCCACAAGCAGTTAATGTAAGGAAAGTATCTAACACATACTTAGCTGATTGGGAGCTAGTCCCTGTAGACCAACCCATAGAACAAGTTGCACAGAAGAAGTTAGCTCAGATTAAGTATAACTGTGGGGTGGAGATAGTGAGTGGCTTTTACTCATCTGCGTTAGGTGACTCTTATTTCTATTCTAGTGATATGGAATCCCAAGCAAATCTACAAGGAAATGTTTTACTCTCGATGGCAGGTGAAGAAATAAAGCATATCTGTTATGACACTGATAAAAACAGAGTGATAATGCCACACACTAAAGAGCAGATATTCCAAGTAGGGAGAGACTATTCCCTACACCTCTGGTCTAAGTTGGAAAAATATAATGCGCTTAGAGTTGGTATCGAAACAGCTCTTAGCGTAAATGATTTAGAAACCTTACTAGCTATAAGCTGGAACTAATCCATTAGGAAATAAAATGACAAGTCCAATTAATAAGTTATTAGAAAAAGAAACTGTTGCAGTTAAAGCTACACCAGTTGTGCCAGAGTTTGACCAATACATCAACGTTGTTCTTACTAAAGAAAACTACGAAGTGGTTAAAGATGCTGTAACAAAGAATCCAGATAAAGTTCTTAAGATCATGCAGTATGTAAATTCCCCAGTGTTCAAGCAAGATCAACTGAAAGAAGTGTTTAGTCGTTCTGTGTTTTAATTAAATAGTTGGAGTAACTACCTACATGCCATTACCAAAAATAAAGATGCCTAAGATGGATATGAAGAAATATCTCTTAGGTTTAGGGTTTTCTGCTGCGGTAGTTATCTCTGCAACACAGTTGACAGCCCCTTCAGAGGGGTTTGTAGATAGACCTTACTTAGATGCTGTAGGTGTTTACACAACCTGCTATGGTACTACAAACAATAATAACATTGGTGTTGTAATCAAAGAAAAAGTGTACACAGAACAAGAGTGTACTTTAATGCTTGCACAAGAGTTGCAAGAGATTGAACATAAGATCACCCCAATGATTAAAGTACAAATTAACGATTACCAGAAAGCAGCATTCTTAGACTTCAGTTACAACCTCGGCACTGTAGCATTTCAGAAGAGTTCTATTTTAGGATTAATGAATGCAGGTAACACTAAAGCAGCATGTGCAAGACTTATGGAATATGTATTTGCTGGTAGTTGTAAACAAGGTATGAAAGATTGTGTACAAACTCCAAGCGGTAAGTGGAAGTTTAAATTGAATGGTTTAGTCAAACGTAGAGAATTAGAAATGAAGTATTGCCTTGGCGATATTAAAGCACAGGATGACCGTAGATGACCAACCCAACGATTACGATAAGACAAAATGCTGACGGGCTTCCACCGCTCGCAACATCTTTGTATCCAAATGGCGATAGGCCGTATTACTCGCACACAGAAAATAATATTAGGATAGTCGCAACATATGGTGTACCAAATAATTGTGTTGCATCAGTTGAGCTATTGGCTGGCTCAGGCTTAACTTACAGCACACCTCCTACAAATCGAATATACATGGGCTTTGGTCAAGGCGTGCTGTACACATCTTCAGCTGGCGCATCTATTGGAAACCATACTGATGTTGTTACGGGCAAAAATTGGACTTTTGAGACGCCAAGAACGTTGGTTGATGACTCCGGCTACAGATACCTAAGCACTGGCGGAGGTGGCAGCGGGATAACTTTTGATAATGGCGCTACTATACCGTTGGGCTCTATTGTTTATCAATCGTCCGTTACAAAAGCTAGCGCCGATGCCGTGAATGTTGGAGGCGATACTCAGTGGAAAACGTACAGAATTTACGATGCGACTGAGAATGCTAACAACTCAATTTATTTTAAAACATTCGGAGACTCGCAAACTGGAACCGGAAAAGGTGAGGTTGATATCTATGGCGGCACTGGTACATCTTACGTTTACTATAATGGCGACCATCCTACATTAGACAATAAGTGGACATTTAGCGGATGGACTTTAAAATATTCATCACTCGACACAATTGATGGTCTAGTTTTGGGTAGAACCATCCGCAACGATGGAACAGGTTTATTTAATGGCGGCTACACCAATGCCACCTACCCGACCATGGGTTCTGATACAGCAGTTGCCATTAAGCTGGCTGACTCATCATCTGCAAATCGTTGGCAGAAATTCTTTTGTCAGGACTTTATAAATTTCTCTACAAATCCAGTGGTGTGTAGAACTGACTTTACAATTCTGATTGGTTCTGCGGCCAGATTCATGATAGCCAACTCAAGCCACCCATCAACAACAACTGAAGCCTACGATATAATTACAGACTATGTGTCATCAACAAAATGTTTAGTCAGGCTATGGAAGGGGAGATTTGCAAGCTTAAGCGGGAAGTACCTTCACTATTACAACAACAATGACGTTTTTGTCTTTTCTATCTCGCTAGGGGTGTAGCATGACTTTTTTAGCTGGTAACTCGACAACGAATGCTACCTCTCAAGGCAATACCAACCTGCAAAAAAGAGGGTGGAATTTCACTGTAGCCACAACCGGATCAGCTGACACTCTATTTTTTAAGGCTAACGCAACCACAACGTTTAAATTTGGCGTGTATGCGATTTCCACTATCTCGGCAGCCCCAGGTGCCCTACTGGCATATACCGCCGATGTTGTTGCAGTAGCTGGTAATACGTATAGCGTTGCATTAAATACACCAATATCATTAACGGCGGGTGGGTTTGTAAACCTGTCAGCGAAGACTTTGAGCGGCGGGTCACACTTTCAGGCAGACTCCACCAACGTCATAAATAGACGAACTGCAACTGCAACTGATGCGGCTTTTTCTGACCCAATGAGCAACCCATTTGGTGCTCAAAGTGGATCAACGTCCGGCGCTCCCGCAATATGGCTTGAGTCAACTGTAGTAAGCATTTCAGCGCTAGATAAATTAGAGAGTGGCAGCACCTCTACAATCACGCTAAACGATGCAGGATTTGCAGCCACTAACGTAAAAATCACCAGTGATACCATTACAAAAACTGTTTCTACGGCTGGTACTGCCCCCACATTTACGTTTACAACGCCTTCGTGGGTGGATGGTGCTACAGCACTCAAATATGGTTCTTGTAGTATCGTAGCTAATAATGGTAGCACTGATACCGCGGCTTACACGGCAATGGGTTTGACACTGCCATCACCTTACGCTTATGTAAATCTTACCTCGGTATCCGCTTACAGTGTGGATAAGATAGCTAGTTTAAGTCCAGCGTATAAAGTTGGAACACAGGTAGTTTACGACACTACTCATGGGACTGTTTACGCTGATGGCACATGGGACGATCTAACTTGGAACGGATCATCATGGGTTAGCTCTGGCTACACTGGCGATACGTATTTGGCGCACCGTGATCCAGATGACTATATTGCTAGAGTTGGTGTGATAACTATTGATAATGGTTCACCTGTAACCACATTAAATAGTAAAAACCACTATATTGGGTATGGTCTTGGAGTGGGGTTCTAACGAACCCTTCGTAATTTTAAATAAGAGAAGTATAAAATGTCAACAATGGTAAATAGTTCAATTGCAAGAGACATCTGGCCTATCACTAAACACGCCACAGATCCTGTAGGTGGCACTGGCAGCACTAGACGAGCTTATGGTGTACGTGTAGAGGGTGCTGGTGATTTGGTTTGTCGTACAGAAGGTGGAATAACAGATGTCACTATCGCCCTAGCTGCTGGAGAAACTCTACCTGTAGTTATCACACATGTTCGTGCTTCATCTACAGTGACTGGTATTTTTGGCTACAGTATTTTTTAATAAATAGGAAAATTTATGCCTAAGTTAGTGAACCATGTAGGAAGGGTGTTCTACAGATATTCTTTCATCACTCACTTACTTAACGCTATCTCTGCTATTGGAATGGTGGCTCTTGCCCCATTCCTTGGCTCTATCTCCTTACAATCCTATGCAATCCTCACAGGTGTACTGGCCTTCTTGGGTATTGCAGGTAGCTTCATCTCCCAACAGGTGGATGAATATGAAGAAAACTTGGAAGAAGAACAAGAGAAGCGTGAAGCTAAGAAGGGTAAAGATGTTTGATGGAATCCTCTTAAAGATA